CTTCAACAATGCGGCATCGATCTCGAGCGAGTCACCACCGCTCAATCGGTAATCGTTGCGAGCCGCAGCCGGGGCGATTCCGAATGTCGCAAGCACGACGCCAATGCAGTCGAGCCCTTCTGTTCCCCGACCCTGCGGGCGGAATCGGGTTCCGACGAGCGCGCCGGCGCGCTCGGCATAATTGATCGCCATGAGAATCAGGCTCCGGGGTAGCGGGTCAGAAGGTCGTTGCCTGGCAAGTGCGGCTCGCCCCGGAAGTTGGCCCCGTTCGCGAAACAGCCGACGCAGGTCGCAAACCTCTTGTCACAGCCTTCGCGCAGCTCGATGCGGCAGCCGCCTTCAACTGCCGCACGCGGGAGGTCCCGCACGGTAACGGCGGCTCCTTCAGCCGAGAGAATGACGGTCGAAAGGCCGCAGTTTACGCCGCCCATGTATCTCAATCGGCCAAGCACAAAACGATCGTCGACTGCTTGATCGAGCATGAGCTGCCCGTCGCTGCTGCTCACCACATGCGCGATGGCCGTTCGACCGGCGAGATCCACTCGGCATCGTTTGTCGCCGAGCTCCGCCCGGCATTCCGCCGAAGTTGCGGGGCAGACCGGCTTTTCCAGCCGTACGGCGGCGCCCTGCAGGTCTGCTGAAAAGCTTTGACCATCCATGGAGACGCTGCCGATTTCGCCGGTAAGAAGTTGAATGGGCTCCGCGCTCGCATCCTGCCAGTCCACAGCAGTCAAGCTTGCGCGCGCTCCGTCCCAGCGGCCGAGCGACAGGTCTTCGTCGGTGAGAGCCTCCGAGCTTACCGCCCCTGCAACCTCAGCCGACTGAGCCTCGATACCGAGCTTGCGCGTGATCGCCGCCGGCGACATTCCCGGCTGCGGCTGGTGAACAGCTCCTTCGCTGAGGATCGCTTCATCGTGGCTCGTCAGCGCAATTCCGGCGCCATCCGCACGCTCGATCCGCCAGCATAAAGCGACGCTCGTCAGCTCGCCTTCGACAATGCCGCTCATGCGTCAGGCCTCGCGCACTTCGACGAGCGGAACGGACGGCGCCTCGCCCGCGAGGAAAGTGGCGCGATTGATCTCCAGCCGATCCTCGCTGAATCGCACGGCTGTATCGAACTGATAACCGACGGTGATCACCGCACCTGCCGCGGGTGGCAGCGTAAATTCGATGACGCCCTTGTCGGCCAGGATCCATCCGCTTGAGAGCTCTGTCCCGTCCACCGCAACACGAATGGATCCTGGCACCGGCCTGGTGATCCGCCGCACCTCACCATCCGCGTAGCTCTTGGTCAGCGCGAAGCTATCAGTCGCGCCGTCGCCGGTTCCGATCGTCTGATCGCCCGCAGACGGAACACCGGTCATGCCGTTGGAACTATTGTCGTAGGGATCGCGGAATCGGAATGCGACCGCGGGCCCGCGGCGCGCGCGAAAGAATGCGAGCAAGGTCTCCAGCTCCGCGTCTCCCCGAATGCCCGGGCCGGCATCGAACTGCAGGCGCGCCTGCGACCAGTTTGCGTTGCGTGCTTCAAATCCGCTCGCGCTGGTTACGATGTTCGTCGAGAACGTCGGCGCAACGCTCGCTTGCGCCCCAATCTCGATCGGAAACAGCACGTCGTCGAATGGCGTCATCGCCTGCCCTTCTCCAAAGATGGTGAGCCCGTCGCGAAGCACTTGCGGAAGCGCCCACAGGAAGACCTCGGCGCATCCCCTGTCCTGCGCGTCCAGGGCTGCGTCGGCGATTGCACGCCACTCTCCCCGGTCTGCGGCATTCGCGACGAAGCCTGAAAGATATTGCTGCACGGACGGAGCATAACCGAGCCGCGCATCGACCTCGGCGTAAGCCGAGTTGCGCAAGGCCGTTCGGCCGCTCGTCACCCACTCATAATCCTCGATCTGCAGCACATCGAATGCCGGCCGCGCCCAGCCGAGCGGCAGGTTCGCGCGCTTCAACTCCGGTGCGGTCGGGTCGAGCACAGTCGGCAGATAAGCCAGCAATAAGGCGCTCGCGTCGGCAGCCGCTGCTTTGACGGCGGCCGCGATTGCCGACGTTGAGGATGCAAGCAGATCGCCCGCCGCGTCGAGCAGCTGAATCTGTTCTGCGGCAAGGCCTGCACGCACGTCCGCGATTTCAAGCGGATTACCCCCAAGCGCGGCTTTCGCAGCGTCATCATAGAGGCAGATCGCGCCGGCTGGCGTGAGCCACCACCAGGGTTCGCCGATCTGCACCTGCGGACGCAGGCCAGCCTCAATCGAAAGGCCGACCAACTCTGCGACGATATTTTCAAGGAAGCCGATGGCATCCGCGTTCGCAGGCGATACGAGTGTCGAAGGCGGATCCCACGCCGTCAGCGCTTGCGAACCGTCATACGCCCGCTGCTTCCATGAATCGGGGCAAAACATGTCGAGGATCTCGTAGGAGACCGACCAGATTACGTCATACTCGCGCGCCTTGGCCGCCCGCGCGAAATCCCGATGCCATGCCAACGCCGCACTGTTCAGTGTTCGCGCAGCATCCAGCTTACCGGAGCCGTCGAGTCCGAAATAATGGCTCATGCCGATATAGTGATTGAGCACCTTGCGATAGCCGAGCCGCTCGGCGGCCTGGACCACTCGCTCTGGCGGCAGATTGTACATGTCATCGTAAGCCGTCGCGATCCGCAGCCCATGTTCGGGCGTCACCGCATCATTGATCGCGAGGACGCTGCCGGATCCGTCACAGCGGATGTTGGTTAGTGTTGCACTCCCCCGCACCGGCGATGCAAACATCTCCTCGGAGCCGGATGCGTAGTCCGGCGCCACAAGGCTGATGAACATCCGGTCGATGCGTGTGGGATCAACGCGCACGGCATCGGACGGCAAGGCAAAGCCCGCGTTTAGGGACTCGAAATCGAGCGTTACGTCCGCGCTGTTCGGGCTTCCCGAAGCATAATTCCAGAGTCGGACGAGCCAGACCTGCGGGTTTCCGGACGCGTCTGTTGCCTCGATCGTCAGCGTCGGCCCGTTGATCGCGTCGAGCGCAAGGATTCCGCTCGACTCCCAGTGAAAGCTGAGCACGCACTTCGAGTAGTTACGGCAGGGCGTGCTCCGGCTGGTCGCGCACCTGCCCCGCCGTTCCGCTCACCCGCACGCGCGTGGCGCCCGCCGAATCGATCACTCGGACCCAGCCGTCGCCGCCCGCATCGATGTCGACCGCGTAATTGGCGCTCGGAACTGCCGCAAGGACGCCGTTCACGTCGACTGCTTCAAGACTTGATATCGATTGCACCGGCGCAGGTTCGATCCGCTGCCACTTGCAGCTCGCCGGCACGTCCGTCGCGAAGCTCCGCGCAATCACGGCCTGCCCCAGGAAGGCCTCGCACAGGGCGCTCGCCGTCCGGATCAGCCCCGCAAGCAGCGCCTCTTCCTCGCCCGTTTCAATCCGGACGTAGGCTTGCGCCTCGCTCATCGTCACGACGGGCAACGCCACTCCTTGCGCCGCCATCACCTATTCTCCACGCGCAGCACGACCGATCGCCGGTCGGTCCGGCCGGATTGCAGCACCACGTCATTGACCAGCCGGTACAGCTTGCCGGCCAGGCCGCCGCCCGCCTTCACGGTCGAGGTCGTCGCGTCGAAGTCGTTGCCGACGATCGTCACGCCACCTGGCTCGCCCGGGTCGACCGACCACTGGCTGTCGGCGATCAGGTCGCCAAGGAGGTATTCGGCGCCCCAATCCACGGAATAATCGAGGACTGCCTCGGGGTCCTTGAGTAATAAAGTCATGTCGATCCTTTGCTTGCGTCAGCCAGGGTCGCGGCTCAGCGCGGCTCCGGCGGGGCGACGATGTCGCTCTTGGCGACGACGAGCCGGTTTGCGGGAGCCCTGGTGTTGCCCAGCCTCTTGGCCGCGCCGACTCCGGGTTGCGAGGAGAGCGGGACGTCGCCGATCGAGCTTGCCGCGATGCTCATGCGATCAAACCGTGGGTGATCAGCTTCGCCTTCAGGTCGTTGACCAGCGCGATTGCGCTGCTGAGATCAGTCGCATCCGCAGCCGTCCCGGTCTGCCGCGCCGTCACCACTTGCGTGCCGTTGATCGAATAGCTTCGCCCAGCCGCCGCGAGATCGAGCCCGTTCGCGTTGAGCTTGGCCAAATCCGCCGCCCCGAAAGACGTCCCAAAATAGATGTCGGAAGCTTCGACGTGGAGCCGCTGATAAGCTCCACCAGGGGCGCTGTAGGAGATCAGCCAATTGCCGGACCCCGAGCCGCCGCTGCCGATGTGCACGCCCGCCCCTGTCGACAGTGGCGGCAGGCCCGTCAGCCGCCCGCCGACATAGAGCCCCGACCCGTTGCCGTTGTCGCTGAGCGTGATGCCTTTCCCGGTCTGCACCGTGTCGGCGACGAATTGCTTCGTGAACATCCCGCCGCCCGAAAAGTAGGCGCTGTTCCATCCCGAATAAGGAAAGCCGTTGATGGTGTTGTAGAAGGCCGCCTGGCCGCCCGACATCGGACCGACGTAGCTCGTCCCGGTTTCGAGATATGACGACACGACGTTCGTCATGGCGCCGCTGTAGGTGACGACGATCCCGACGTTGAAGGCGAAGTGACAGCCGAAGAAGTAATTTCCGAACAGCCCCATATCGAGGACGCCGATTTCGGGGCCGGCGAAGTTGCACGCCGTGAAGCACCCGACTTGTGCGTCCGATCCCTCGAGGACCACGCCCGCATTTTGGCCGCCGAAGTAGCAATTGTGGAACGTGCAGCTGTCGGCCAGCGACCCGTCGTTGGTGGATCCGCGCAGGAGCGCGCCCACGCCCTCCGTGCCGTATCCGAAGAAGACGTCGCGGCACGAGACTTTCGCAGTGCTGTAGAGCGCCGCCGGCGCATGGCGCAGCACCGCGTTCGTCACTGCTTGCGTCTGCGCACCCGGATTGTCGATCGTCAGCGTCGAAGTCCCGCCGCCTGACTGGATCTCGGCAACGATGGGATATTTGACCGTGTAGCGCGCGCCGGAAACGGTTGCGGTTGCGCTGTTGGACAGCGTGATCGTCGTGGTGGTCCACGCCGTAACGGTGGTTCCCGGCGGAAGGCCCGCTCCTGCAATGTCGATATGCTGGCCGATGTAGACGCCCGGGTTGCCGATGAAGGGGATGCCCGCGTCGGTCGTGACCGTGACGCTGTTCGATCCGCTCGAGATTGCCGCCGTGCGGTCCTGGATTGTGATCGAAGGACCCGCACCCTCGAGCCACACGACCTGATGGTCGGCGAAGTTCGCCGCGCCCGTCGAAACCGGGAGCGTCGTCGGCGACGCCGGATTGAACGATGCAATGCCGGTTGTCCCGAGCCCGCCCGTCTGCGCAATGCTCAGGTTCTCGATTTGCAGATAACCTGCATTGGCCCCGGCGGCGCCGTGCTTCACGCGAAGACCCGTCGACCCCGCGGGGAATTTCAGGACCGTTGCGCCGTTCGGCGTGCCGCCGTCGTACCCGCCCATGCCGTGACCGGTCAGGCGATGCGGCCGCGCGAAACGGATATCGCGATCGACGTTCGTGACGCCAGGCGGCGCCATCATCCACACCGCGCGCCCGAACACCGCTTCGACGCTCTCGGCCCGCGCGGCATTATTGCCGGCGCCATCGGCGAAGCCGAACCACGACAATTGGACCGGACCCTCGACTTGCCTGACCCAGGCGCCGGACGCGCCGGTCGAGTCCGACGAAGGCGCGACATAAATGCCCTGGTAGATGTCGACTGCGACCTTCGCCGACAGGTCGGAGCGGTCGAACACGAAAAGGCCTTCGCGTCCGGCTTCGGTGAGCATCACCGCGGGCTGGACCTGCCCAGCCGCGGCAAGTGTGCTTCGGCTCCCTGCGATGCTCGTTCCGCCATTCGCTCCGGCGGACGCGCCAGCCTGGATGGTGTTGAACCATTCGGCCGCAGCGATCAGCGACACGCTCTTGATGCCATTGCTGAAGTTGGTCGTGATCCCGCTGATCGGGTCGCGGCTGATCGTCCCGTCCGCTTCCAGCGTCCCGCGACCGACCTCGCGCTCGAGGGGCCTGTCGATGCCGAGCGCCGAGTAGTAAAAGCTGTCGCCAACCTGCAGTGCGGTGGCGAAGCTCGAATAGCCGTTGACCGTCGCACCGAGGACGAAATTCCCCGTGCCGGTCGTGGTCGTATAGTTGCGCACGAGGTCGACGAACCTCGGCTGGAAAACAGCCATTGCTGCTCCTTCGAATTACCCTCTCCCCATGCGGGAGAGGGAGGGAGGCGCGAAGCGCCGGAAGGGTGAGGGGGCGGAGATCAGGGGCGCACTCCGCCCCCTCAACTCGTCAGGCGAACTTCAGAAGCTTGATCGCTTCCGAATTCACCACCTGACCGCCGACCCGCTTCGTTGCGTAGAAGTGCACGTACGGCTTGTGCGTGTAGGGATCGCGCAGGATCGTCGTCGCATTGCGCTCGGCGATCACATAGCCCGCCTTGAAGTTGCCGAACGCAATCGACAGGCTGTTCGCGGCGATGTCCGGCATGTCCTCGGCCTCGATCAGCGGATAGCCGAGCAAAGTCGCCGGCTGGCCCGCCGCCAGGCTCGGCTGGAACATGAAGGCGCCGTCCGCCGTCTTGAACTCGCGCACCGCCGCCGCCGTCGCCGAGTTCATCACGAACACCGCGCCCTGGCGGTAAGGCGAGCGCAGCGACTGCACCAGGTCGACCAGCTTGTCCGCCGGATTGGTGCCGGGGAACGCGCCCGCGGCACCCGTGCCGATGAACTGCAGCGTCCCCATCGGCCGCGCGGGATCGAGCGCCGCCGAATTGGGCGAGCTCAGGAAGCCGAGC